AGATTAAAGAACTATTTCCTTCTATGAATATTATATCTGTATGCCATTCTCTAATTAGGATGGAAAATATTACAAACCTAGGTTCTTGTTATACAAATAATTATAATCAACAAGAGGTTACTTTTGAAAACTCTGATTATGTGGTCTTAATTAGTAATGCAGAAAAAGAATACTATGATTTGTTTGGATATAATTTATTTAAAACAAAAACACGGGTAATTTACAATAGTTATGAGCCCAAATACGATGATGTTGAACTAAAAATTAATTATAATTCTAACGATATAGGATATATTGGGCGACATGTCCCGAGGAAGCGTCCGGAAATCCCAATTCGTGCTGTAGATATGCTAGAGAGAATTGATATTAATGTTACTAATATGGGTGTTGATTATGATAAATATGATAATGCTTATTGGAGAACCCTAGAAAAAAAGTATAAAGAACAACTTAATATTATTCCATTTACAAGCGATAAGGAGATTAAAGAAAAATATTGGAGTCAAGTGGGAATTAATTGTATCACAGGTATTTATGAACCATTTGGTTATACTATATGTGAAGCATTAGATAGACGTATTCCTGTAATTGTATCTAATATTGATGGTCCTAAAGAAATTATTGAAGAAGTTAAGGAGTATGTAAATACATATGAAGTTGATACCGATAATTATGAAAATGATATTATTAATTTTAGTAATGCACTTGAAAAGATATGGACAATCACTCCGGAACAAAGGAAATATAGATCTGAAAAAGCAAGGAAGTGTTTAGATAAGTTGCGACCGAATGTAATTAAAGAAGATTGGAGGAAATTATTCTTAGAGATTCTATAAATATTAATTAACCCTTTTATAAAATAAGCAATATGGTGATAAAGATAATGCATTTTTTTCATCAATTTCTTGTATATTTGTATCATTATAACAAATCCATTTATCGTTTTCTTTACAGACTGCGTAGTAATGCCCAAAATTCATCCCACCCGATTGAACAGAAAACGATGTTAACTTATAATTATTTGAATTATTATAGTAATTCATATTATATTTATTCATACATAATTCTTCAGGAAATTCTATATAGTTATTTATTTTTACAATTTTATTCCCTTCTATTCTATACTTTTTTAACTGAATTATTAAAATATCAGATAAGTTCCAAAATACATTCTTTTTTTCAGGATTAACATCTTTTTTACATTTATCACACTTCCATTTATTATTATCGTCTAATTTATCTAAATTAACATAATTATCTAAAATCTCACATAATTTAGCATCTTTCTCTTTTACATCAAGAGTGATAATTTGTATTGGGTCATGATTATATGTTGAATAATCACATTCAGGACAATTTGTAATACACAATAATTGATTGTATGTTTTTTTTATAATATACGAATAACTACTATCAAAGAAAGATTTCCATGCCTTTATACTTTCAACCGCTATTTTATCATAACCGTGTTTAATTTCTCCTTCATATTCCATATTAACTTTATATTCTAAGCATTTATGTAATAAATCAAATAATATTGTCATGAATTCTCCAACATCATTTTGTTGAAAATTAACAAAATAATAATTATGTTCATTTAATTTTTCAATAAAACATTTACAAAAATCTCTAGGATCTACATTTACCTTATCTTTATTCTTTATTTGTTTTAACATTTTTAACCATTCTTTAATTAAATCAAAATTATTTTTTTCAGATAATATAGTTGATTGTTGTAAAAAAGTTTCGTCTTCTTGGGTCAAGAAATCAAGATTAACTATACATTGAATAATAGAATTCATATAACATGTACTTCCTAGATTAATAATACCATTATTCATCTTATATTAGTATAATATAATAATAATAGTCTTAAATATATTCATATTTAATTACTATAAATTAGACCACCCATACCACTCATAATTCTAAGGACATTATAATTTATACCATATATATTATATTCATTTGAGATATATCTATTTTTAATTCCCTTACACGTGCTTGTATAATTTATAAATAATTGTGCAGATTCTATTCTTGAAAAATTACAAGTGCCCGAAGGTTGGTGATCTTCCGGTTTTAAAGAAAATGAATACATAGCAATAGTATCATTTGTCCAACCCTGGGAAAATTCATTAAAACTATTTGATGTATTATATCCCATATCATAAATATCTTTTGAAGGGGTTGGAACTGGTTTTCCATTATGATAATCGTATATTTGCTGTTGTGTAAAATATTCTAAATTTCTTTCAGTAAATCTATCCAATCCATTTAATTTAATTTGGTATTTTATAGGATTATCATAATATCCATTTGATGCATTTTTATCATAATGATTACCCAATAAATTTTCTTGGAATCCACATTGCTTATCATATTTGGCTGTCCATATTAGTTCTTTAATTGGGTGATTGAATTTTATATCAAAATAATTTACAGGTTGAAAAATATCTCCCAAAGGACCTTTAATATGTTGATGTTGAACTTGTTCTATTAAATATTCGTGACTTATTTGAGCAAACCTTCTCCTTTCATCCGAATCTAAATAAATATAATTAGCCCATAATTCATTTTTAAATAAATTAATTCCAGCACTACCATTTACACCATTTACACTTAAAGCTGCTTTATTTATATCCATTATAATATCAACATCATGGTATTGTAGAGAAACCAATGGTAAAGATGCTCCTGTTGATTTACAAAACCAGAATCTCAATGGGACAATAGCATCAAATTTTACAGTAGGTTTAAAATTGTTTATTTGGGAACTATTTACTTTTATACTATGAAAATCAAAGTGACACATGCCACCACTCTTTGTCATTTTTTGGAATTTAGTACCTTCCATTGTTCCAATATTACCAATGACCCCATCATTATTATCTTCAGTTAGTTGTGAATATATCTCTAACCATTGACCGGTCTGACAATCTATTTTCATACCACCAATATTACATTGTATTGTATCAATAATATTATGTGTTGGATTCCATATAACTTGATTATTATTAGATAAATTTGTTATTGTTATATTCTCTCCACTAGGTAATATACAAGGCCATTTATCGCTTGTATTACTACTACTATAAGAACAATCCATCGTCATATTTAAATATAAATTAGATACCATATCAGCATTCTTACTTATTTTCCAAGTAAATCTATTTATATTATTTAAATTGTCTTGAACTGTGCCATCGTTCCCTTCCCATATTTGTTGAACAGATTCCATAGAAAAATTTGTATATCTTCTATAGACAGTCTTAAAAAAAGTTACCTGTGGATTTCCAGTTAAATATATATCTTGTTCCCCGTGAGCAACCAATTGCATTAATCCACCAGTCATATATAACTTATAATTATTATTATTTATATTAAAAATTTAATTACTATACGCTAATCCACCCATACCACTCATTATTCGTAGGACATTATAGTTTATAGCATATATATCGTATTCATCACAACAGCAATCGTTATTATTACCCACTTGACGATTGGGGGCATTATTAATAACTAATCTGGCACTATCTATTCTTGAAAAATTACATGTTCCAGATGGTTGATGTTCTTCTGGTTTTAAAGAGAATGAATAAACTGCTATAGCATCATTGGATGCTTGTCCTAATCCAGTTTGCAATATTGCTTGTGTATATATATTTTTTTCTATTGTTTTATGAAGAGGTGCTTTCCGTTCATCCAACATATTACCAGTGTTCCCTGATTGTAAAGATATTTTATCTGGTGGATCATTTTTTTTAGTTAAACAAGATATATCTTCAATTGTATAAGAATCTCCAGAACCTACCGGTGTTCCTATATGATAATCATATACTTGTTGTTTAGTATAATATTCCAATGGTCTGGCACTCATCCTTTCTTGACCATTTAATATTAATTGATATGTAATATTATTGTTTTGTAATTTATCCAAGTAATAATCATTTGTCTTATAATTTGCTGTTCCACCAGGTAATCTACCAAATAACCCTGTTCTATCATTTTGACCACCGGTCCATATTATTTCTTTAACTGGATGATTAAAATTTAAATTTAAATCACCACCAGTATTTAAAAATTTTTGATGTTGAATTTGTTCAATTAAATATTCATG